GTAAGACATAATTTACATCACCAATATCACGGGCTACCATTGGATTTAATTCAGCACGTAGATCATGGAATACGATCTTCACACGCTTTTTGGTTTCTTGATCAAAATCTGCCATCATATCTGATAGTCGATTTAGATTACCCGAGAAGTCTAGTCTGTCTAAGCTGACTACATTCCAATCGGTATTCCTTAAAATATTTTCAATAACGTGGTGTGCGATAAAACCCGCACCGCCAGTCACTAAGACGGTTTTTGACATTGATTTCTCCAGTTTTCGTTGAATTTACTGCTATTTTGTATTTATTTTAACAAAATATGGTAGAAAAATTATGCTTCTACTCTGTCTGCTACTGTGCGAGCAACCTTGGTTTCTACGTATTCTTTGATAAACTTGATAGCTTTACGGCTAGTATCAAATACATACTCACTGGTTTCATCTTCTTGTGTAAGGATCACTACAAATCCATTTGTTACTTTACGAATTTCAATTGAATCAAACATGTTTTACTCCATAATTATAGAATGTTACTGTTTAAGTATAACAGAAATACTATGTTAAGTCAACCTTAGATTGTTACCTAACCTGGGCTAATATGTCAATCCTTTTCCAAAAGGTGACCATCGGTACGTCCATTTTCATTTTATTTGCCCACCAGGTTACCAACCAAAGATTTGTTGGTTCGTATCCTTTGTTACTGTTTTTTCTATCAGGTGAGCACTTGTCGGGATTCTTTTTTATTTCTCCAATTTTTAAAGTCATCGGTTGTTTTGATATAGCACAAATTCCATTTTGTTTTTTAAATTGTGCTTTTAAGAAATCAATCAACTTGACTAACCCGGCTTTGCCTTGCCATTCCAAATAAAGATTAATACCATCATCCGTTGCTCGACGTTGAATCAATCTAGCCATAGTTGTCCAAAATTTATTTTCATCGTTATTAACTTGCTCTCTTCTATGTTCAAGCTCATTGGTCCAACGATGGCGCAGGCTTTGAAGTATTTTTTGATGGTCATATCTATTAGAGACTCTAATAGTTGCTAGTTCTAAAATTGGACCTGTGATTTGTTGTTTGATGCATTCGTCTAATAGATATTGTTTTGGCCGTGCTCCAGATGCCCATTTTCTATATAATTCTTCATATAGTCTGAAACTGTCTTTGTTAAATGATTCAATTAATAATCTATATTTGTCTGTAAACTCACTCTTATAGATATTAACCTCTCTGGGCTTTGATCTAAGCAGTTGTTTTTTTAATAATCGTGATTTATTTTTGGTACCTTGTATTTTCATAATAACATTATAGTACCTATATCTTCAAAAGTCAAGAAAAAGCCCCACCGGAGCAGGGCTTTTTGGATACTAATAAAGGTTGCGCATTGTTAAGAGGCGTTATTAGTTTGATTAAAACTTGATCATGTAACCTGCATTGTAACCAATGAAGTCACTAGCACCATAGCTACGATCAATGCCTAATGTCAATGCTTGATCTTTAGCGACAGCGTATTCAGCACCAAATCGTACTGTGTTTGTTTTTTCATTGTATGAGTCATTAAACGCATCACGGAAACGGTATCCTGCTTTAACTGACACTGCATCTGTTACAGCGTATTTGATACCTGGTTCAACTGAATAGTATGTATAGTCTTGATTTGAAGTAAACTTCTGACCTAATCCGCCACGTGTGTATAATGACACAGCTGGAAGTAGATTGTATGAGTATGTAGCACCTGCTTCTAAACGTGTTGTGCTTACACCAGTATCATTGTTTAGACGTTCAGTACGGAACTGTTCACCTAAATCGATTGTTAGGTTGTCTAACACCTTGCGGCCAATCGTAAAGTTAACACCTTGTCTATTAGTGTCAGCCTTATTGTCAGCGATTGTATCACGGAATGTGTATTGGATGTGAGCAAAGTTTTTGCCGTCTTCAGCTAATGCTACTGTGCCAAATGATAGACCAGCGATAAGTGTTGCGATTAAAGTTTTTTTCATTGTGTTTCCTCGGTTATAAATTGTTGCAAAAATGCCACAGAATAAAATTCTGTTACACATAAGCCACGTTTTATTTATATACATAACCCGTAGGTTAAAATATTACTTAATGATCTGTTAATAACGATAACTATCAGGTTTGTATGGTCCAGCGACCGCAACGCCAATATATGTGGCTTGATCAGCGGTTAACGTTGTCAATTCTGCACCAATCTTAGCCAAATGTAATTGAGCGACCTTTTCATCCAAATGTTTTGGCAGTAGATATAGATAACCAATTTGATAATCATCAAAGTTATTGAACATTTCGATCTGTGCTAGAACTTGGTTAGTGAATGAATTACTCATTACATAGCTCGGATGTCCTGTAGCACAACCTAGGTTTACTAATCTACCCTTGGCCAAAAGAATAATACGTTTATTATCTGGAAATATAATGTGATCTACTTGTGGTTTAATTTCTTCCCATTGACAATAATCTTGCAAACTTGCAACATCGATTTCACTATCAAAATGGCCAATATTACATACTATAGAATTATTTTTCATTTTTAACATATCGCCATACGTAATAACATCAATGTTGCCTGTGGCTGTAACAAAGATATCTGCCTTATCTGCGGCATAGTCCATGGTAACTACACGATAGCCTTCCATGGCAGCCTGTAGTGCGCAGATTGGATCGATCTCAGTTACCCAAACCTGTGCTGATAGTGCGCGAAGTGCGGCCGCTGACCCTTTACCTACATCACCAAAGCCTGCTACCACTGCTACCTTACCTGCGATCATCACGTCAGTGGCACGTTTAATACCATCAACTAATGACTCGCGACAACCATATAAGTTATCAAATTTAGCTTTGGTCACGCTGTCATTAACATTTATAGCACGTAACTTGAATTCACCCTTGGCCATTGCTTCATTGATTTTATGGATACCAGTTGTTGTTTCTTCTGTTACTCCACGGATTCCTTCTAATAGATGCGGATGTTTTTCATGGATATACCATGTAAGGTCATGACCATCATCAAGTAACATGTTTGGCTGCCAATCGTCTGGACCACTAACTGTCTGTTCAATGCACCACCAGTATTCTTCTTCTGTTTCACCTTTCCAAGCAAATACAGGTATACCTTGATCAGCTAGTGCGGCGGCGGCGTGATCCTGTGTTGAAAATATGTTGCAACTTGACCAACGCACTTCAGCACCTAAAGCTATTAATGTTTCGACTAATACTGCTGTTTGAATGGTCATATGCAATGACCCAGCAATACGTGCACCTTTAAGTGGTTGGGCTTCTAAATATTCTGCTTTGACTGCCATTAATCCTGGCATCTCTGTTTCAGCAATAGCGATTTCTTTATGACCCCAGGCGGCCAATGTAATGTCTTTTACTTTATAATCCATATTAATCCTTGTGATGTTGCCAAAGTTGATCAGTGCCACCCAAATGGCCCCAATCGCTGTCTACGGTCATTCTACTACTTATACCTCCACGTGGGCGGTATTCAATTTCTATACGAATACGATCTGGTTCATACACTGCTTTAAGATCTTTATACATAACATCTAATGCTCGCTCGTAACTCAAACGTGTGTCGCGGTATTGGAATATGTATTGCTTAAGACTTTTTAATTCAATAGTCTTATCTTTGCCATAGAACCAAATAGTAACATCACCAAAGTCTGGTTGATTAGCACCGCCTAAGAATGTAAATTCTGGGATATTGATACGTTGCTCATATCCACGTGCGGCATTAGGTAATGACTTTAGTATTGAGCTATCGATACTATCCCATAATTTCTTTTCCATATTATTCCTTTTTTAAATCTAATCTACGCAAAATTTTACCGCTTGAATGAACAAACTTACCATCAGGCACATCTCGCATAACTGTAGTGCCGGCCATTATTTTAACATCATTACCTATTTCTAATGCTCGATCTGGATAACTGTTTACTATCATACTGCCGGCACCTATCATAACATTATCACCTACATGAATATGTCCTGCGACAAAAGTATATGGTGTCATAATTACATTTTCACCAAGCCTTACATCATGTGCTACTGCGCTTCCGCTGTCTAAATAACAAAAATCACCGATATGAGACTTCGCTCGAATATAACAATCTCTTGCAACAACTACACTATTCCCTACAAAAGTTTTAGGGCTTATAAAAGCACTAGGACTTATCAAATTTGCCATTGGCAAATTACGTTCACGGAAAATACGTATTCTACGCTTGCGTAAGTTATCACCATTATGTTCAATATTTTTGATATTACTATGTCCTGCCCATCCGCTGGCTAGTAAAAAATCATATTTCGCAACATCTGATTCAGGAATTTGTTCTTCATTACCTATAAAAGGTATTCCATCTATCTGTTCTGTGTTTCCAAAAAAATACTTGTCAAATATACCAGCTATTTCTACATCTAGTTCATCAGCAATATCTACTAACAAATCTAATCCTGAACGGTATCCAACTAGTGCAATAGGTTTTCTCATGTTGGATTCGGCACTTCCAGACGATTGTTAACTTTATTTTTTTCAGTTACTTGGGCTATTTCATTAAACATTTCTTGCCCTTTACGGATACTATCAAAAGGTAAAGGAGGACGATCATTTACGTGACCGATCCTTTTGATGATTTGCCCCGATATGTCGAATTCCTTGGGTAATATAGCATTGTTCCAAAGCCAAGGACAGGTATGATGCGTATTATGATAACCTTCTCCCATTAATAGGAACTGCCATACATGACTGTTATACGTGTAGTCATTACTTTTATAAATCCTATAGGTATCACTTCGATATCCCCAACGTCCCGAATATGGCAAGTGTGCAATCACGGTTACCCAGCTTATGCCCGTGAATACATATAATACCGGCAAACAATAAAAATAACCTGCGTATATCGGATCAATTAAACATAGTCCCAACGCATAGCTGTAGATTACCTTGTAATAGTGTTTATGGAACCATTTATGCCCAGTATCAATAGTAAGGTCTTTGATCAGCATTGGACTGATTGGATAAGTAGGAAAATAGTAAAAATAAACTTTGATCTTGTGCCACAGACTTCCAGATGGACTATGCGGATCACCTTGTTTGTCCGTAAATCTATGGTGTTCTCGATGTCCTGCGGCCCAGCTAATAGTACTTCCTAGGGTACACATAGAACCAAACCATAAAATTATAGTTTTCCAAAATTGATTTCGTGGTGCAAAAGTTCTATGACTAGCCCATTTATGTAGACATATACTAACACCTATGCCAAAAAGCAACCAACCACAAAACAAAGCAAATAAAAATAATTTGAGATTCCACGCAAATATCAAGGTCACCAGACTGCCTAGGTATGCAAAAGCCTGTGCTATTTTTACTTTGCTGTCATTAGTGTATATTTTTGTTTCAAATAATAGATATAACACCGGTAATGCTAGTAAAACAAATATAACATTCCAAGCCAATTGTGTATAAGTTATTAACCCTAAAGTAATAAGGGCATAAACACTTAAGAATGCTAAATGAATAGATTTCTTCGTCATTTTAATAATTCTCTAAAAAAAAAATAAATGGCTAGCAGGAACTGCATACGGACGGCGTTCTACGTGTAACACAGTAGTAAAGGAGTTAGCACCCCAAGCGTCTAAGATACCGACGTCAACTAATAGTTGGCGTTGCATACTTATTTATTATTCTTTAGATACTTCACGACCTTTTTGTGAAGTAGCAGGATCACTAAACTTACGATTTTTACCAGCGGCATGGGCCGCTTCGGCTTCAATCATAAGATTGAGGAATTTTCTGCGTGTATGCGGGTCATGTATTCCGCAGGCTAATTTTTTAGTGGTTTTTGAAAGATTAAAACTACTGTTAGTTTTTGCCATGTTTTATCCTTTGATTTTATCTAAATATTCTACACCAAACTTACCTTGATCAATTTCTACTAATGCTTCAACTACGGCTTTATTTTCGTATTTGGTACTATCACCGTGTTTTTCTGAGAATGTACGTTTGTTAGCGATTTCACGGGCACGTGTAGCACCCGCTAATATCATCTGGTAACGGTTGTTACCAAATGGTTTAAGACAGTTGTCAATGTTATAACGTTCTACTGAATTTACGACTTTTGTGGCCATTGAATACTCCATAAGTGATTGAAATTACATTTAAGTATAACAGAAATTTATAACAAGGTCAACTAATTTTATGATTATACTACTTTACCTTTTGCGTTTACCAAAACAATGTTTTTATCGCCACCGCCAATTGCTCTCTTATAAGCAGCGGCATATACACGCACACCAGGTATACCAATGGTAGCAATATTTCTACTAGAATCGTTGCGAATTAACCACATCATTAGGTGGCTTTCTGGTATATCTTCTTTGGTTTTTATAACAGCATGAGCATGTATAGTTACGTTGGTGCCATCTTGAACAAAGTGTTCAGGCAAGAAAGTTTGGATTATAATACCACCTTCTGGATTAATGTCTCCACCAAATATCACATGCTGTGCTTCTTGTTCTGTGGGCTCAACTACGATTTCTTTATTGAGTTTAAAAATACCAGGTTTATCTGTTTTTAATAGTTTGACATGACCTGCTTGGCGTAATTTTTTAATCAATACACCTGCTTTAGCACCGTAGTAAGTATCTGCACTTTCCCAATATTCAGCATTTATTTTTTTGATAGATACTGGCAAGTGTCCTCGTAGACTACGTAATACAATATCAGCTTTTTTAACTTCGCCGCCCTGTTTACGTGTTCCTGAGCTTCTACCCGAAATGTCTACTTGAGTAACATTTTTAATTCTAAGTTTTCTTTTTTGATCATCAACGAATGTTACATTAGCGGATCCATGATTCTTGATGACTTTTTCAATCATTTCTGCAATGGCTGTTTCGTTACCAATTCCAGCACTGTTGTCGCCTTTTTTACCTATGTCTTTGACGTAGATTTTAGTGGCATAATCAGGAAATACTATGCGACCTATGCTACTACCCAAGGGATCATATGCGGCTCCAGCGGGCTTGAGACTTTTTAGTAGAGTTAGTAATACTTCTTTTCTAAAGGCATCTTTGTTTTTTGGGGGAGTATCTACCAATACTTCTACGTTGTTACCCTTGACAAGGGTTTTAAGTTTGATTTTTTTCAGGAACGCCAATATCGTAGGCTCTGGTGCCTCTTGGATTACTGTGCTTTCTACTATATCTCGTATTTTCATGATATAGTATTTATCTGCGTTCTATATCTTGTTCAGTGCAGTCAATACCATACTGGATTTCTACTATTTTACAGGGTTTTGCAAAGGGATTGTGTAGTCTGTGCCATGTTTCTGGTAGTATGTGATAGTGCTCGTGTTGATGTAGGGGGACAGATTCATCCTCAAGTTCAACCTGGCAATGTCCTTCAGCGACATGCCAATGTTCGCTGCGGTCAAAATGCCGTTGCATGGTCAGGGTTTGTCCTGGATTAATAGTAAGCTCTTTAACCTTAGTACCCAGCACTTCGTGTAATATACGGTAGTAACCCCAAGGACGATCTGTCTTGGGTGCTTTCCATTCTTCTAAGATCCAACTACTTGAATTCTTTTTGTCTATGCCGCCAACCCCAAACACAAATTTGACATTAGATTCTGACATCTCCGGTATATTTTCTGCTGTGCGATCACCACCGTTGGCAAATATGATTTCGCTATTAGGATACATGATCTTGACGTTACGTATGGCTTCTATAGCATGATCTTCTGTGTCATTAAACAATATACAATGATCTACCATACGGAGATTTTCAATGATCTGAACACGCTCATAGCTGGGCATGAACTCGCGACCTTTCTTGCGTCTGAGCCAACTATCGCTATTAACTCCAACTACTAGGACGTCACCCAGACGTTTGGCCGCACGGAAGTATTCTATGTGTCCTGAGTGTAAAGGGTCAAATCCGCCCGTGCATAGGACCACTCTATTTACCATGTTTATAACTCTTTCTGGTAGGTGGAGTGCTCTTAATCGTTAATGGTTTAAGTACCGGAGTTTCTTTTGATTTAGGTGCGGCTTGCGCAACTGTTGTTTTATTAGAACGTGTAGTTTCATTCAATGTTCCTGTCGTTTCTGTAGCTGGGGGAAATTCCATACGTTGACTCTGATAATCAATAAAATACAATTCTTTGTCTAACCACGGCATGCAGATTTCTTCTTGTTTAAGAAATCCATTAGCATTTACACTATCTACTATTGTAGGATGTAATAGATTTTTATCTGCCAGATCAAACCATGTAGTTGTTAATGGATCCATTGGTGCTATGTCTGTTTTATATACTGCCATGTTGATCCACGGATCTTGGAATTTCTTTAGTAAATATGCATCGCGACAGTCAAACCCATTGACGGCTAGCATATAAATTAAATTAATTGGATTGTAATGAAAATAACATCCGCTATAGCCTCTGCTATAATGTTTATTATATTCAATACCAGTATGTTGAGGTACACTAAGCAACAACATGCCATTAACAGTCATATAGCTATTCCACATGCGAAGAGTTTCTAATGGATTTATACTATATTGTAAACTATCGTGAGCCCATATGAGGTCTATACTAACAGGAAATAAGAATTGTCTATCATAAATGTCATGTACTTTATGAATATTTTTTAGATCTGGGACTTGTCTCAGACGATCAGCATTATTGTCAACAGCAAAACAATTAAAATTATAAGGTTCTGGTGGGTCATTATAATTTTCTAAGGTAGCCCACCAATGGACGTCTTCACCTGTACCGCAACCTAGATCCGCTACATGTCGCAGGCTTTCTAAGAACGTATCATATTGTCGTATAGTTTCTAATATACTTAAACTATGTCTAGCCAATTGATGCATCCTCCATACCTGCTGTTCTTAAGCGTGTAACGTGTCCTAGCATGAAGTTCTTGCTTTCAAGTCCTTTCATTATGCCTAACCACTTGTTGCGTAAGAGTGCCACTTCGTTAATGATAGTTTCAAAGTCAATGACTTCATCTTCACCGTCTACATACTTTTCAGCGTCGCGACTAGTTAAAGCACGAGCGTATCCTTCTAGATACTTTTGGAAGTGTTTCTTGCGTATTTTTCTTAACTGAATGTTGAGGTAATTAAGAACTGCTTCAATCTCTTGTAGCTGATTAAAACGTCGTTCTGTAATTCCGGGCAGGCCAGCAAGATTCTTTTCTATGTTACCATAGACTCCAACTTCCTTTCGTGCGTCTTCTAGTTCCTTTTCATAATGTTGAATAAAATCAGGAATACTACCTAAACTTGCTACTACGCGACTATACCACATGTTCATACCTTCCTAACCATGGAAATACAGTTCTCCAATTGGTTCCTCTTCTACGATCTTTTTCATTTAAAAATATAATTAGATTTGCAATTTCTTCATTATTTTGCTCTGACTGTAATATCTGATTTAAAATACCTTCCATATATTCATATGCTAATATATTTTCTTCAGAATCTCTAGGAAGCAAGGAAAATATTTTTTTTGCATCTTGCGCAAACTCTTTACCAAATATTTCACCTTTCATATATGACGGACCAGGAGTAACTCCGCTAAACCAATGTCCAACGTGTCTGTTTTTACGCCAGCTGGATAATTTTAATAACAATTCTGGCATAGTTTTTATAGTCAATACTGATATAGTCTGATTTATATTTAAATGGATCCATTTGGTTTCTAAAAGTAAGTTAAAGTTTTCTTCCCATTGATCAAGTTTTATCCCCCATCTGGCGTATTCCTGTTCGGCTCCCCAACAGTCAATGCTACAGGTTATATCTATTCTTTTTAACTTTCTATTGGTTAATAACTGTTTAAATTTTAAAATAAAGTTCTCTAAAGTTTTTTTTGGAACCATTAGATTAGTCACTATATTAAGCTCGCATTCTGGATTGGGATTCTTTTCTATCATATCTAATAACTTATCAAATTCTTTCTGATATAAAGGTTCTCCACCTAATATATGCAAGCGTTTTAACGTAGAGAATCCTGTTTCCATCCATTGCCAAAAATATGGCATTAGATCTTTAAAATGATTAGTACCATTGGTTAATATTACTCCTTTCTGTGAAAATTCGCCAAATTTTTTATTTTCGGACTCAATAGTAGAACTCAATGATCCATCTGAGGGACAATATAAACACCCTAAATTACAGGCATTATTAAAATACACTTCAAGTATCGTTGGAGATACTATAGTTGCTTCAGAATTTATTTCAAGTTCAGTTGGGGATAAATTTGGTATAGATAGATGTCTGATTCTGTCACTTACTCCTCCTATTTCTTCAATTTTTCGACAGTACCCACAGCTTTCCTTAGGCCAATTTCCCTGCAACATTTGTTGCCGATTACTAAGTTTCAAAGGTGTATTATGAAAATTGCTAAAATTTTCAGGGGTGATCTCTGAATACGCAGTTCTATGACAACTGCCAGTGATGCCACTATTTAAATATATAGTGCTCCAGGCCCATTTAAGTTGACAAGCGGTAGCTGTTTTTATTGGAAAATACTTTTTTCCAGACATTAGTAGTCATCATCTCCATCATCGTCATCATACGCAGATTCTTCTTCATCTTCACCTAGGTATTCTTTCAATGCACGTTTGAGATAGCTGTCGGTGCCACCGAACGCTTTTAATTCGCGCTCGACGATGTTATGATCTGCTACTATAGCCAACACATGATCAGCTGCCGCCTGGCGGTCTTTAGGCGCGATATACTCCTTACAAGTCAACCAAACTTCGCCTAATGCATCTAACTCAATACTCATTCTGCTATCTCCTCTTCTGTTTCTTCAACTACTTTTGATTCAGTACTTAGTAGGGTTACATTAGATGATAATTCTTTCATAACCTTATCTAAACAACCATCTTCATTACGTTCCCAGGCTTTGCGGAATTGTTTAATAGTTGTTTTATCAGCAAAGGTATAAACTAAACTGTTGCCTTCTTTCTTAAGCAAGTTTTTAGCTTCTAACATGTCTGTCAGGCCGCTATATGGACTCATACCAGTTTCATACGGAATCTCAACTTGTACACTTTCAAACGGTTTGGCATATCTGGTCTTCATGATCTTACAAGCAGCACGGATACCGTTAACTGTTGTGGTTTTATTACCGTCAGCGTCTGTTTTAAGTTTAAGTTTGCGCATAGCTACAACAATTGAACTTGCGTAGATAAAGCCCTGCCCACCGCTAATCTTATCATCTGGATCAAACATATCTTGTGAAGCGTATGTATGATTAGTACAAACTAATCCAAGATTCAATGTACCAAACATGTTTACACAGTTACGAACAAGTGCTGTAAGTGCTTTAGGTTTACGACCCATGTCACCTTTCATTTCACCCGCTTCAAACTGGTTAACATCTGTTGGAGTTAACATCATACCTAGTGAGTCTAGAACAAACAATACTTTAGGGCGGTCTTCTTCTGGTAGTGTGCGATACTCTTTAACAAAGTCACTGATAACCTTAGCCACATCATCAATCATAGCCATGTTAAGTTTAAGTAGTTTATCTTCGCCTGTATCTACACCAAGTGCGTGTAACCATGCTTCATCAAGTGCGTTTTCTGTATCGATTAAGATTACATAAATGCCTTGCTCTTGTGCGTGGCGTACAATGTTACCTGAACAGATAAATGATTTACCTGCGCCTGATTCGCCTGCAAATACAGTTACTTTACCCATCGGAATACCTCTTTCAAAGTTACCAGATAGTAAGTAGTTTAATGTGTAGTTGCCGGTGCTGATCCAATCTGTCGGATCGTTAAAGCCAATACCTAAGCCTTCAATGCTTTTGGTAATTGACTTTCTAAATTTACTTATATCAAATGGTTTTGCCATATTTTTATCCTCATTGAAATAACAGGGCAAGCCTCAGACTTGCCCGTTACCTTTTCTTATTTACTTACTTTTTGACGATTACGGATAATTCTTATCAATCGTCTGACGATTACGGATCATCGCTAGGATGTCTTCAGCACGTGTTGGAGTTCCACCTGCTGGAGGTGTCGCAACTGGTGCTGTAGGAGCCGCTGGTGCAGCCTCTGCGACCACTGGAGCAACTACAGCTGGCGCAGTTTCAAATTCTTCATCTGCCACTGCTGGTGCGGCTGTTTGTGCTACGGGTATAGCTGATTCAGCTGAGACGATTGTCACGCCTCTTGGTTTGTAGTAATTACCCCAACGTTCTGCGTCATATGCCTGACCATCTACACTTGCTTCAAACATTTCTTTCATGACTTTAAGTTCAACTTCGCTGGGTTTCTTAGGTAAGAAATCTTTCAAGTTGTATAAGCCATGAGTTTCAATCGCCGCAGCTTCTTCTGCTGTAAGTGCAGATTCTTTGCGTGACCATTTTGACGTTGAGTAGTCAGCATAACCACCTTTTGATGTTTTAGTGACTGTAAAGTCTAAACCACCTTGGTAGTCTGTTGGCAAGTTTTCTAACTCTGGATCAAGTAATGCTGATTTGATCAAGTTAAAAATCTGTGGACTAATGATAAATC